GCCAAACGATTCCAATCTTTGCTGCCTTAATTTGGTTGGCCATGTCCGTATTGTTCGGAACTGCATATAATATTGTGTTGGGGTGAAAGGTAACATAGTCTTTACCTTTGATCTTTTCCGTTTTAACATCACTAGAAGAAAATAGAAAATCACCTTGTATGACTCCTTTAATACCTACCCCAGCAAGATGCTTGAGAGCAAGTTTAAGTTTTGTATTGAGATCGCCACTAGTGTCAGCGTCAATATCAGCATCACTTTTGTATACCTTTGGTGATTTTGCAAAGATCCCTTTTTTCGCCACGAAGAATCTGCCATCGCGAGGATCAGTCCCAGCAAAGATAGCAGGAGCACCGTCCCATTTAACACTAACTCTACCACCATGCTCACCTCCTAGCATGTCTCTTAGCGACCTTAATGCAAGGATCGCTTGCCTAGTTCCATCCACGCCTCCATAGAGAACATTATCCTCAATATGGGTCATGTGAGTATTTTTTTGCTCTGCTATGAATTCGTGAAACCGCATTAGAATTTTATCTTTCTATTAGTAATGACTGTTGGTTTTTCCGGTGATAAGAAGTTAATGAACTTCAAAGCATTCTTTTTCACTGAAGCGAATATCCTAGAAAATAAATTCGTTACCTTCTCTTTTACTTTCTTTAAGATTGCAAGTTCGTTCAGTTGCGCTTTTTCATCGTATGATGTTTCTTCACTCATCGCATTAACAATAAGTGACACAACTGACCAAAAGTTATATTCGCCAGTCTTTACACCTTTCAACTTACGAGAAGAAGTTTTAAACCGAACTTGAACTTTCATAGCGTCAGCAATCTTTTCACAGTATGCATCATCATATACAGAATGTACACTGACTTTACTTCCATCGTGTGAAGCGACTAACATAAACTCGGCAGCAGAATTAGAGTCTTTACCGTATTTCATAAACCCCGACATCGCTTCTCTTGCAAAGGCAATCTTAAAATCCCTATTATTTTCAAATAATTTTTGCATTGCCGCCATAGCATCTTTATGTGCTTTTTCACCTCTATTGACTACTTCGTTTGTCCCTGATTTAATGAGTGGGCGAAGTTGACCAGGAGCAAGTGTAGCAGTCACAAAGTCATTTACGATATTTTCAGTGAGTTTATAGTTTGGATCACTTTTAATATCTTCGGCAACTGACTCTGTCGCTGCATAAAAAGTTGCAAGACTTTCTGCCTTACCACCTGACATCAACTGAGCGATACCGATTTTCAAAGATAACCTTTTATCACCGATAAGAATATCGGTCTTAGGTGTTATGTCTGTTGCACCATACTTTTTCCAGAAGGAAGTCAACTTTGACTTTGCTCTACCATACTGTTCTGCTTTTACATTTCCAAGTTTAAAATGAGACTTGACTGCTTTAGCAATCTTTTCTCCTGCTTCTAATGCAGCAGGATTCGCTTCTAGAACCGCCATAGTTTTAGCACCGATACCTGACTTTTCCACGTCAAGTTTTTGATTGGTAATCTTATGAAACCCAACCACGATCGCTGCTTCATAATCTTCTGCTTTTAAGTTTCCTTCAGTAAGGAAAGAAGTAAATTTTTTCATCTTTTTTTCCTTGTTTTATTTCTAACAAGTCTACTATACCCTATTTATATGTGAAAGTAAATAAAAAAAGCACCCCGAAGGGTGCTTTTTCTTGGCATTGTAGAGTACTTTACATCTTAGGAAGGTTTTCCATAGCGTCTTTATATTTAGCACGCTCTTCTTCTGACATTGGAATCATACCAGCATCTGTAAGGATACCGTCATCACCCCAATGCTTAGTCCATTCTGCCATATATTCAGCAAGACCAGGAACTACACCAACATGCTCATGCTTGATATAGAACCACAGCGCACGAGATACAGGATATGAACCGTCTGCGATTGCTTCGAATGTTGGAGAAACGCCATCGATTGGAGCACCCATGATTGTGTCTGTGTTTTGGTCAAGATATGAAAAACCAAAGACACCATATGCTGCTGTATCTTCTTGCAGTTTTTGAACAATCAGGTTATCCTGTTCACCTGCTTCTACATAAGCACCGTCTGTACGCATCGAACGACACTTCTTACCTTTTTTGTCACCACGTGCTTTTGATGCTGCCTTTGCAATCTTATCTTTGCCACAATAACCTTTCTGGTTTACCATCTCTGCAAATGACGCACGAGTACCAGATGTTGTTGGTGGACCATAGACACGAATCGCTGTGTCAGGCAAGTTAGGGTTGATATCTGACCATTTCTTAAATGGATTCGCAATCCACTGATCACAGTTAAAGTTGCGTCCTGAACCTTCGTAACATGCAGGAACTTCAGCAGTCAATGCCATACCGAGTTCTGCGCGAGTAATGTTTAATGGGTTACCGTCTATTGAATGTGCTAAGACGATTCCGTCATAACCCACTTTGATTTCTGTAAGTGTCACATTGTTTGCATTACAATAGTCAAGTTCCTTCTGCTTCATGCGAGAAGATGCATTACCGATATCAATAAATTCTGTACCAATACCGTCACAAACACCTTTCTTACCGACAGACGATCCGCCAGATTCTACGACTGGTGTTTTATGATTTGGATTTTTGCCAAGTTCTTCAGCAACGATTGTCGCAAACGGAAGTACCGTTGACGATCCTGCAATTGAGATATAGTCACGCGCTTGTGCAGTTGAGGCCACAAGCATCATGCCTATAGCGAGTAAGATTTTTTTCATGTTGGAAATTTCCTTCTGTTGGTTAAGAGCAGGTCTCAACGTCTGCTCATTATTATTTAATCAAAAATTGATTAAAATTTTGTTAAACATTTGTTAAACGTTTACTTTTGAAAGCGAAGTGTATATTGTCTACCTTCATGAGTAAACGTAACAGTGCTATGTGAGTAGACAGTTTGACGTTCTTCTTCATAACGTGTCTCAACTGAACACTGTGGTCCTTGGTTTTTATTTCTTTCAGTGTTTAATACACCTCCAAGAAATGCACCAATCGCTCCACCATTATTTTCACCGGGAACATTATTACCAATCGCTCCACCCACAATAGCTCCTTCTAGAAAGTTTGTAATGTCAGACTTTCCGTTTCCAGTAGGACCCTGTGTACAGACTTCTACACTATAAGGTTTTTTCAGGATGACTTCTTTATAATGATCACGTGTATCCATTACCTGTGAGATGGCGGATCCGCTCGTTAGCAGCATCAAGCTCGTTATTAAGATCAAATTTTTCAACGTTCAATTCCTCTATTCTCATTTGTAATGCGTGAACTTCATATTGCATCTCAGCAATATCACGCTTCAATAATTGGATTTCTTGACTCTTAGAAACAACATCTTTACGATAAAGTTCCAATTGAGTCATTTCATGGTTTAATTGTACTTCAGCCATTTTTTGTACATCTCCTCCTGTAAGCGATATGCTTCTTCCTCCCAAGGTAAAGCCATATACTCATCAGTAGTACTAAAGACGCTGATATGATCCTCACCCTTCCACCTTTTTCTTATTCCAAAGTCTCTTAATTCATTACGCTCATATTGTTTGACGTGTACCATTTCATGGAATACGAGTGTAATGAGATCTTCTTCAATGAGTCCCCTTTGTATTTCAATATTATGTTCATTTTTATCGATATAACAATGATAGCCTTCAGCGTCATCTTCCATATCTGTCAGACATATTTCGACGTCAAGATTTTTCTTACGAGGCATCAATTCTTCTAGAGCAAAAAAGAATGCATCCTGAGTGAGTTTACGCTCTTCAAGTGTTCCACCATTTACTGTACAGTAAATCATGTTAAACCTTTACGTAGTCAGATTCAGGCATGTAGAAATCGTAAGTTTCGACGAAACGTTTGAGATCCTTTTTATTCCCATAAAATTCGTAGATAGGGTTTCCACCGGCCGGACCAGAGTGTGCGATAAGTTTAGTGGCGATATTGAATTCAAGTGTGTCGTTAATGATAGCAGTCATTGGACAATCGTAGGCAATATCTAATTGGATAACATACATAATATAAACTCCTCATTGTTATATTACTATTATACCATAGTTATATGCGATTGTAAACAAAAAAATTATGCCTCAGACACATTCATGATTGGTTCACCGTCCTTATTCATACGAATTGGTTTGACTTTTTTCTTTGGCTTCTTTTCATGTACAAAAGCTTCAACGTTGTCTCCATGATTAACTTTAAAAGCATTATGAATATGATGAAGAACAAATTTTGTGTTCGGAAATTCTTTCCACAATTCCGTCCAGATAGGTCTCCAGAAATGTGCTAATCGATTTGTATTCGTATTTCCTCTATCAGAAGCAAGTACAAGATCAGAGAAACTACGTAAATTGAAATCGAATATTGAGTCGAATCCATACATGTGAATTTCATCAGCTTTTAATTTGTTCGCTGCATAATGTACAGCCATGTGGCCACAGTTCCAATTGGTATAACCTTGACCAATATTTCCACCCTGAAGAGCATATTTAGGAAGAGTCGTGTAAAACTCTTTCACTTGTTCTGCATGAGATATGTAAAACATCGGGTGATCTTCCATCCATTTCTTTGGACGAAAACCAAGAAGCCATTGGCCAGGAACATTAATTTCTCTTCTTGTCATTGCCGCCATGAATTTAAAGTCAACAATTGCTGTACACCATTTGTCTGGAATCTCAAATGGTGTTTGATTGCAGGCAATTTTTAATCCCTTGCGATTAGGTTCTCTTTGATAGAGACTTGCCCAATCGCCGTTTCCAATAACATGAGCAATTCTAGCCATTCATCATACTCCTAATACGATCTTTTCCTTTTGGCCCTGTCCAATGAATAATTTTTGCATTTGTCGCTGGTTGATTATCATTTTCAATTTGAAGTCTCAACCAATTATATTCATTTGGTAATGGTTCTATATATGTCAATCTTCCGAGAGGATCGAGCATTTTTTGTAATGTTTCTTGGTCTCCAACATCAGGATTTGTTTCGACTTCTTTTGCCCATCGAAAAAGAATAGCTGGTTTGTCGATAAATCCTACAACACCCGAGTTATACCAGATGTCTCCACCGCCACGTCTTTTAGTCCACGGTCTGTCTTCGACCATGCTTAATCTACCTTCGACTAATCTGTCGAAAATATCTTCGATGTTTCCTTTGATTTCGCAATCAGTATCGAGCCACACAGTTTTTTTCGATGGACAATGCACCATTGATTTTGGCTTTTTAAACCAACCCTTCTCTTTTACCTTTGACATAGTAATCACTGCATGCACGTGCGGTTTGATACTTTCGAGATCGCTGACTCCAAAGTCTGCAAAGATGAGAGGTGTTGTGTTATGTTTCTTATAGTTTTCGAAAAACCAGGGTAGCATCCACTCTTGAGTATGATCGCAGCCGGTAAGAAATGCTTTATCAAATAATTTGGTATTGCTCATTATAATTATGCTTTGCTAAACATCCAGTCTGATTTTGAATAGTTGTAAATGAATCTCTACATTCGATTGGCCAAGGATAATATTCCTTGATGACATCAGGGAATCTTTCATTGTGAATAAACACGTCTGTAGGACCGGCATCAACTTGAGATCTTTGTAATAATAAGTTTGCTCCAAATGGTGTAATCATATAAGCATGAGCACCACCGAGATATTGCTTTGAAACAAGTCGAGATTCACCTATCATCGATGGTGTATTGAATTTGCCATAAGAAGGTTTACCTAGATTTACGATATGTCCAAGTAAAGTATTCGGTAAACTATCGACAAAGATAGCATCATGTTCGAGAATTAAGTATGCATCTTTACCACGTGAACAGTTTCTCCAAAGTGTATGATGAGAAGAAAATGCGGCCATACAATTATCTAAACGTGAATATCTTTCGTGAAATCCTACTTGAGGAATATTATGTTTCATAAAGTATTCAGAAAGATTTGTATTGATCGGTGTGTTTGCAGGATGGTGTTCTACTTTTACACCATGCTTTTCACCAGACTTAATTGTCCGAGTATATGATTTCACGGAATCTTTATTCTCAGAGATTCCAATTACAAAAGCTTTTAAATTCATCTTGTTGTTGTGCTTTCTATTCCTTGCACTCCAGTATAATAGTGCTTTGATTGACCAAGTTTAGAGACTAACTGTCTATTCATGAGTGCATCATTCGGCCAGCATCCATGCTCTTTCGTAAGATCGATCATTGTTTGAGCTCCAGCTGGTTTGATATAGTAACTCGAGTTACCAGCTATTCCTTGAGGAATATTGTGATCGTCAATTGCAGGAGCTTTTACAATATCTCCATCTGATTTTTGCACAACTTCGTGATACGCTTGTGCTAAACGAGTTGCGTGTATTGGACTATTTAGTCCTATGATATTATACCACGATTCTTCGAATTTTGAAATAGGTAAATTTTCATTTGATAAGTAAATAGAATCATGTTCATGTATAATAATTGGCTCATCATATTTTACACATCTTTCCCATAACATATAATGAGACAAAAAACAACCCATACGTTTTTGAGGATTAGCTGTTTGATATGCTGATTTGATCAAGCCAGTCTTAAAATCAAACTCTTGACCCATCCACGGCCAAGTCCACTTAAGCTTATATTTTTTCATAAGCCTATCGACTTGATCTGGCACTATTGCATCAAACACAATTGGTTTGATATTTGTAGGCATAGAATTAATCAGACGATCAGAAGCTCTTTTCGATCTAATATCATCTTTGATTGTAATGATGTAAGCATTCATCTCAAGTCTTTTAACCTTTGTTGTATATATTTCTGAGGTATCTGTCTCTTTACGTCTGCCGGTATGTTAACAAAACCTTGAAACCATGATCTAACAATTTCTGGACCGACTGCTTTATTGAGCTCTGCAGCCATCTCTATAGCAGATTCAGAATCCCAATACTTATTCTTCCATTTTGAAGTTGGCATTCTTTTTACAACTGTAGTAATAATCTCTTCATCTATCAGTTCCATACCCCACTTTCGCATATCTTCTCCAAATGCGCTTAGAGTTTCTCCTGTTTGTTGGATGTCAAGAGGATACCACACAAAGTGTTTCTTATATTCTTCTAAAAGCCATTTTTGAGATTCTAAGCATTCTTCAGGTGTTTCTTCGGGTAAACCAATAATCATAGAGCACTGAGGATGATAATCTAAACCTGCATCTTCAAAAGCTTTATTGAGTTTAAGAAGAGTTTCTTTTGCTATCAACGCCTGCTTGCCTTTACCTATAATCTTCGCACTTTTTTCATTAAATGTTTCTACACCAAAATGCGGTCCGGTCAACTTTGCTCTTATCATCAAGTCTACATGCTCAGGGTAAGTCCATATTAAATCAAGTCTCATGAATGCAGAAAAACGAACGTCAAATTTAACGCTTTCAGCGATCAATGCTAATTTTTCAAGCTTTGATGTTCTATCATTGAATGTGTCGTCAGCTATCATATAATATGAAATACCGAATTGATCATAATTATCATTGAGAATAGAAACAACGCTGTCTATTTCTTTTTGACTTGTGTCTTCTTTAATACCAAGAATAGGCCAGTTGCAAAACTTACACTTGAATCTACAACCTCTGCTGAGCTCTAAGGTTCCAATGTCATATGATTTCATATGATCTTTTTTTCTATACCTGTATCCATAATCATCTTTTGGCCATGCTTTATATGAGTGGAGAGCATTTAAAAACTTCATGTTGCCTCTCATCTCAAATTCCATTTCTTTTTGGCAAAAGTGATGTTTCAATACTTCGATAATTGCATTCTCACCATAACTATAAATTCTATAATCAACTGCATCATGCTCAAACGTGTAAGGATTCATGCCACCTGTTATAATTGGCACATCGATAACCATTCCTTTAATAGTTTTTGATAACGTATCAACGAGTTCAAAATCCATTAATGTGTCACTGATTGTGATAAAGTCTGGCTGGTAATCTTGAAGAAAATCAAAAAGTTCTTCAAGTTGATCATCTGTGAAAAATTGAATGAAGTCAACAATTTCTACTTCGATACCGTGTTTTTCGAGCACTTCTCTTATGATATACGGGCCCGGTAATCTCACCAAGCCAAAATTACTGCTAAATTTCTCAGCAGCACCAGCCGCATGCCGTTTTCCACCAGAAAGCATGACACATTTAAGACCAGATAGACACATTTACTTAAAGCCTTGGTATCTTCCTCTATGGCCAGCTATATCATTATTAATATCGGACTTGACAAACACAATGTCCATTTGATTTACAACATTGAGTCTCATTGCAATATGTTCGATACCGGTTGGAATGAATCCATATTCATACATTTGATTGATATAATCAGAAAAGCTTGGTGCACCTTCATTATATGGCATAACAGGAGTTTCAACAAGAACTAGTTTTGCGTGTTGGAAAGCTTCTTCTCCGCCTTTCATGATATCGACTTCAGAACCCTGTGTATCCATTTTTATCAAATCAGGTAGAGGCAAAGATCTTTCTTCAATCACTGTGCTCAGAGTTTTTGTTGTAAGTTCTTGATATTCATCTTTATAGTTGCGAGTCAATTCTTTGTAATAAGAATCGCCAGTAGTGTCTCCATTTTCTGCACTATAAAATTTTACTAATTTATCATCTTCATTTGATAATACCGTATGAAAATAATGATCATCTGAGCCCATTAAATGACAAAACTTATTATAATTCTTTGGGTTTGCTTCCATACAAATCCACCGAGAATCTTCTAAATGTTTTCTCCAACCAGACATCCAACGTCCATCATTTGCACCAATGTCGTATACAACATCAAAAGTATGCCCATGATCTCGAAGTTCTTGAATGACGACATGCAGTCTTCTGTCCATATCTTGCATACCCATAATTAATAATCCTTTTCTATTATTCCAGCATCCATTAAATCAATTAAATTTTCGTCTCTTGATTTAGGTTTATGTCGGATGTGTAACATATTTGCTTTTTCTGGATTCGGTAGATAACTACTATAATCCCACTTTTCGTTCAAATATTTATCAAGCTTAAAACCTGCTTTTTTGCATAATACATGAAATATGCCTTCATCAACATATGGCCGCGGACTAATTTTTTCAAATACTCTACGCATAGCAGGATTAATCTGTTTACGCATCAGTTGTCGAAAATCTCTTGGCATAACATATATTGCACCAGACCAAAGAGGATAATCTGCATCTCCAAGTCTTGGAAATTCTTTGATAAAAGCTGGTAGTTGTCGATCACGATGCACAGCATCAAATGGTGCAATACCCTTTGCTTCAAACACATTTTCTGTGCATGTTGTAGTTACAAACTTATCTGTGTCTAATACGACAACTGTATCATATTCGTCATATTCTTCATTGATAGCACAGCATTTTTGGCATTGACCACGTAAACCGGCTTGAAATGGTTCACCATCAAGTAATTTATACTCGGCACCAAGTTTCTCTGCGTACTTTTGAATATTGTTTGAGCTCTTCTCAACAATAAATGGTAATCCACCACGTTTTTGCATCTCTTCAATGACTTTAGGTCTGAAAGGATGAAAATGTTGTAGGATAATATTTTTCATAGTATTTTTAATCCGTGTGTTTTCTTAATATATGATTCAATGTTTCTTTTTCTTGACGAACCACAGAAGTGTAATAAAGATGCTTGCGGATGAGCTTCTTCTGGCAAATCACAGAATCGATCATGCGGAACTTGCAATTGTTCTTTATTTTTCAAAGCTCCACTTGTATGAATCATATAATGTAATGTCTGTTCATCATTTGGTGGCATAGATGTTTTGTACTGCGATAAATTTGGATCACTTAAATTTTTCATTACCATGTCGTAATCAGGTACATGTTGGCGTAAAGTAATACGTTCTTCTCTTGTCAACTTGACAAAATTACCAAAGAAGAGAGGTTCACCTTGTTCATATAATCTTGGCCAATACCTACCTTGTTTACTATTCTGTTCTGATTTCATCGCTTTAAAATGTAAACGACCAACACCTTCGTATTGAAAACAATTATCTGCTATTCCACTATACACCATGTCACTATCAAGCATGAGTACATCGTCGTATTCATCATATTCATCGAGTACGATTGCTATCTTTTGTGATACTGCACCACGAAACTCGCCCATAGGCCAGCCCGATATAAGACGATACTCTACACCAATATCTTTAGCGTAAAGTTTAATTGTTTCGGTAGCAAGACGAGCCCATTCGGGCATCTTGTTATTCCAATGTTGTAAGATTAGATTTGCCATTGATCAACCGGCAAATTAACTATTCTATTTATTTTATCGGCATCAAAATTATCAGCACCATTTAACTGAATATGCACAAAGTTATATCCTTTTGATCTTAAATCAATCACTGGTCTTGGCTGTGTTTTAACACCTGGATCATAGTGCACAGAACTATTCCACTTATATGGTATAGTCTTCCAGTCAAAATGACATACTTCGAGCATAGCATGTATGTACGGCTGATCACATCCATAAAAATCAGGCATCTTAAATGCGCGCATAAGCTGTGCGTATTTACCAAAGTCAAAGAAATTTTGACGAGCTTTCTGCATACCTTTTCTTGACCACAATAACATTCCAGAGTTATAAACTTTTGGAAGACCTGTTTTAGTCCGTGGCATGGTAACAGGCCATTTTTTCTCTATGATCTCAATCCATTTTTCGTCATTTTCGTTGTTGATTCCACCACCAATCGTGTGTCTTTTACGAGTCACTGGTGCATTCACTTCTTCGCATATGCCTACATCATGATCACCGAGTTGATCAAATATATTTTCTTCTAATCCATTCCGTGGAACAACATCACAATCAGCATACATGATCATGTCATAATTTTCGTTTTGTATGTCTGGATGTATTACTGGTTTAAATTTATTATAATTTACTGAATAACGACCAATGTCTCCAGCTAACCATCCTGGATTATGCTCAAATAAGTATTCAGATCCAATTCGATCAGCGTATTTTTTCATTTCTTCTACGCCGGCCATGTTACCTGTTCTTTTTAGGCCATCCCAGCATTGATATATTAAAGTCTTCATTACCACCTCGGAGAAGTCATTATGTTTTCTGGTTTGAGATTTTCTTTCATCTTTTCTGCGATATATCTTACATCATCAATTAAACTAACTGACAATGTGATAGGTTCAAATCCTAGACTACGTAAGCCAGTATTATCAACTTCTAGATCATTTTCAGCGAGTTCTTTACGTGGATTATCATGATATACAATATCACTTCCATAGGCTCTTGATATAATTTCAGCCAACTCTTTGACAGATCTCACTTCAGAAACTTGATTAAAGATACGCACTTTATTACCTTCAGCTGGATTCTCAATCGCAAGTCTAACACAATTTGCAGTGTCTTGAATATGTATAAAGGCTCTCTTCTGTCCACCAGTTCCGTATATTGTCAAGTCATTGTCAGTAGCAGCCTGTGAAATAAATCGATTTAAGACTGTGCCATACACACCATCATAATCAAAACGATTGACAAACCTTTCGTCTTCCATTGTTTCTTCTGTCTGTGTACCCCAAACAATACCTTGATGTAAATCTGTAATCTTAACACCCCAATTCTTATTATAGAATTGAAACAGCAATTGATCTAAAGACTTTGTCATATGATAAACGCTACCCGGATTTGTAGGATATAGAATGTCAGTATCTTTCTGAGTAGAATTTACTTTGACATTCAGGTACCCTTCAGGAACAGCACCAAAGTCTTTTGAATAACCATACACTCCCATAGTTCCAAGATGAACGAGATGAGTGTCTGGGCTATGATCTACAATTGCGTTTAAGACGTTATGTGTTCCTGTCACATTATTGTCGACAGTGTATCTACGCTCGTATTGACCAAGCATAGAATATGGCGCAGCGCGTTGTTCAGCAAAATGAACAATTGCGTCCGGTTTTAATTCATTGACTGCTTTAGCAAGGTGACCGTATTGAGTAATGTCAATATTCCAAAAACGAATATCGTAACCCTTACCCCTAGCTGCATCACCTCTTACACCGATTGGATGTATGTTAGTGAGAGAATTGCTTTTCAGTTCATCATCGATTCTGCGTCTCGATAAGTTATCAAAAATATGAACTTCATGTCCTTCTTTGGCGAGTTTTAATGAAGTTGGCCAACCACAAAATCCATCACCACCTAATACTATAATCTTCATCCGAAATATTCTACTCCACCTTGGTATTCATCAGGATTCAATTCCGTCACTGATCCTAGGACATAATCTTCAGCTTTTGCTTCTGCGCTTTGCTCAGTAGATGCAGCATAAAATCCTACAACTCGATTGTTGTCATAATATTTTACTATGTATTGGTTTTCTTTGAAAGACACTGTCGAGTGTCTCTCTTTAAAATTGCCTTCACCGTAAAATTCAGATAATAATCTCACAGAATTGCCTCCTTCAACTCATCTACGTTTTCACCACGATTAGGAAGCTTATCTTTCAAAAAGAAATGAACAAAGTGACATTGTTTAATTCGAGTACACGCTGTATATAAACCGTTCCACTTCCAATCAAGTTCTTTGATGTTCATCTTTTCTTTACGGATCCAATAGTTTAAAAGAGTTTGATCTGTAGACCATTTCCATGCACCCATACCGTCAATAAACATTTTAAACTCAGGTCTTTCTAAAAATTGCTTAGGTGTTTGTCCATTTAGATATTTAGAAAAGCTTTTATTCATAAGCATCATTCCCATATTCATAAAGGGAAATCCTGTCGAATCATTCCAATTCCAATCAATAGGCAAACTACCATACTGCATTCTAGAATAATTTATAATCTTATTTCGATACCAATCATGCATTGGCATCTTTGCTTCAACACATCCACCAAAGTCGTATTCTTTACCGAGTTCAAAGAAGATGTCTGGCGCTGTGTCTCGAATAAAGATGTCAGAATCGATAATCGCGATTTGATCATACTTATCAAACCGTGAAAATGCATTTTCTTTTTCGTAAATTGGTAAGAAACCACCATGCTTTTCGTATGACTCGTTACTACGATTTGTAGTAAAAACATCTGGCTTGATACGCAAAAGAGGCTGACGCTGGATGATATAGTCTGCGCCAATCCTCTCTGCATATTTTCTTACTGATTCTGTACACCAATCATATAAACGTGAACGCTTTCCAACGTACACTTGATAAATCAATCTTGTCATAATTACTCACTTATTTTTTCTTTAATGCGTCTGCTCCGAAGAATGCTGAAACTAATACAGCTATAGATGCAAAATATGTTGGGGCGATATCAGCAATCAAACCTGCAGCTGTATCAAGTCCCAACAAAGATGTTACTGCAATACCTATTGGATAAACTAATAGGCCGGCCAAAGAGAACCATGCCATCTTACGAATAGCATCTCTTTGAGCATCTGCATCTTCCATTTCCTTACGCTTGAATTCAAGGTACATTTCATGTTCACGAGCGTCAACAACTCCATCGCCATTAGTATCAGCCGGATGCGCTCCGGTCTTGTTCTCTTCTGCCATTTTCGTACTCCGCGAGAATTATGTTAGCAATTTCCATTGCACGATCATAACCATTGCGCAGACGATTTGATCTAAAGCCATGTTCTGCGAACCACCTTAGAGTATTTATACTTGAGCCAGAACCGACAGAAGTAGAAAAATTTGAAGAGAGTTCTTCAAATTCTGTACGAAGATTTAAAAGTTGAATAAAACTTAACGACATGCTAGAGCATCCTCTATGGCTGGAAACAGGTATTCTTCAATATCATCCTCATTGCACTGAAAGCGAATACCGATACCACCAGCTTCTTCCCAATGACGAATGTTTTCAGGTTTATCATCAATCAGAATGTTTGGACGATAGTCAACTTTACTCATAGCATACTTATGCTTGTTTGAAGTAAAGATACAGTTCTCAACCATAGGAGGCATAAACCCTTCTGCTTGTAACCAGATACGTTTCCAATATGCAGAGTTGTAATGGTCTCCTCTCATAGGTGAAGAACAAATACCCCATTCGATATCGTTTTCCCATGCTACAACTTTGACGTGTTGTACAATCTTATGAGAATCCAAACCAAATGTAGGTAACTTACCAAAGAAATCAGTATTAGCAAGAGTAGCAAAAGCAATCTCACGATCCTGAATTGATTTCCAATGATCAACTCCAAAGTGTCTAGCAATACCACCAAAGAAATCGGCAATTACACCATCCATATCTAAATAAATCATTTAACCCACCTTTCACCATTAATACCAGACCAACGATAACCTTGATCTTTCATATAGACTTCGTATGCCTGACAAACTTTCAGCGAAACAGCTTGCGGTTGTTTGTCAATCCAAGCCACAGTTTCTTCAATTGACATACCTAAGAATTTTGCTTCCTTAGTCAATATAGTCATTGCACCTTTGATACGCATTATATAACCTTTCCATTTGCCATTAATGATGACTTCATCAAGCGAGCACACTTTAAACGAGACTCAAGCTTTTTGATAACTTTGTCAGTGTTAGGTAATACTGGAACACGAGCAACTTCTTCCATAATAAACTCTGGAAGAATGCGAAGTTCACGATCGATAGTTTCCCACTGCTTTTCAACAGGCATTGACTTTACGATTGAACGAAACTTTGAATTTGAAACCATGATATATTCTCCTCTTTATAGATCTATTATACCACAGTCTCAGGAGATTGTAAACCATTTTTTTCATTTTTTTTGAATTTTTTTCACTTTTTTTCGTTTGGCTCTTTGCTTTATCCATGAAACATTTGTCTTCTATTATATTCATCGCGAGTTTCAATCATTTTATCGATCCAAGCATCACGAGTTTCTTTGTACATAACAGGATGGAAGTCATCTACGTCCATAACAATACGAGTCTGTTGAATAGGCATACCGGTACGTTCTTCCCACATAACAGCATACGCAGACAATTGCATAAAATAGTTACTGATATTTGCTTTTTTCTTAGGACGACGAGATGTTTTCCAATCAACGATTGTAGGTACACCATCCCATTCACAAATGCAATCACATGTACCAGCGAGTTGTAAATGATCAGAATAAAGAGGAACTTCTTGACCATACACTTTTGTTACATGTTTATCGATCAATGGCTTAAGATTTTCGAGTGATTGAACGATATGAGGAAGAAAACCTTCAGCATAATCTGGTTCGTTATTCATGTATCTTTCAATGATTGTATGAACTTGCGTACCACGATTTGCCGCACGTTGGCCAATACGATTGGCTTCTTCTTCGCCAACACGTTTACGCCATTTGGCAATCGATTCTTCGTTTAAGATACTAAGGACAGTAGTAACAGAAGGATAAGCATTACCGTCCAAGGTAACATAGCGCCGGCCATCAGGACTGTCTGTTCTATCCAATTCTTCGTAGCCCATATCAATTTTTTCATGGATAAACTCCATATCATTCCCATTCCATTAGTTGTTTAATTGCTTCACTATTATATTCTACCACATTTCCTCCCGCAAGTAAACAAAAAAATGAAGCATTTTTCTCCATAATAGCGAATCTTCCTTCTTCATTGACGACAGCAATTACTACAGTCGGTTGCATTGATCCATCTTCTAGCCAAGACTTTCCAGCAAAACCGGCAAGAGGATACATTTTTTCTTTATCCCATTCTGCAATAATTTCGTCAAGTTCTCCACAATGCACAGGCTTAGCATACATTTCAGCTGAACTATCACTCGTGGCGATTGCAATCATTACTAGTCCCAATCCAATGATTGCACCAATCCATTTTACGATATTCATTATTTTAGTCCCATCATCTCCTTTGTCATGATGTAATCTCGGACGATACCGGAGCGAACAATATCATCCCATCCAAATTGAACAACCGAAAAATCCTTCATTCTCTCAATGATGTTTAAGAACTTTGCCAAGCCATTCCTTTCACCCTCATGGTGAAAATCAGTTTGTAAATAGTCACCACAGAAGATTAACCTGCAGTGTTCCCCCGCTCGAGTCATGACAGAATCAAGTTCATGAAAGTTAAGATTCTGCATTTCATCGACAATAATAATTGCTCTATCAAAAGTTTTACCTCGTACAAACGAGGTTGTTTCAAATTGTATTTGATGGCTGTTAGTGAGTTTATTCCATGCTGCTTTGTCTTCCAATAATTCTTCAGCAACTGCTTTATATGGAGACTCAAAAACAGACGTCTTTTCTTCCAACTTTCCGGGAAGATAGCCTATTTCTCGTACAGCGACTACAGAACGCATAATAATTACTTTATCATATTCTGTCGATCTTTCGAGTACTTTTTCGAGAGCAAGATACATTGCTATAAAAGTTTTACCGGTACCAGCTGAACCAGCCAGAACTAGATTTTCACCTTCATCCCACAACTCAAATGCTTTCTTTTGATTACCGGTAATCGGATCAAATTCAAGTAAGTCTTCGTACCTAACTCTTGCACTGCTCATGTTTTTACTTTACTTTTTCTTCCTGCGTTTTTGTCGATTTTCTTCATAAAGTCTCGCCAGTCCCCACTTGTTTTTCCAAGTGTAGATCCATGTTGTGTAATCATACTCGGAAACGTCAATACCTGTTCAACATCAGGATCGTCGATCATTTCTTTCATTTCTTCGTAAGAACATCGAACGGTCCATTCTTCCGATGTTTTAACGTTGCGTAGCGTGTAATGCGGCATCAATCTCTTCTCTTAATTCAAAGACTCGTTCTTTTAATACTCCAATAGTAGTATGTATATGACCGGTATCATGTGGTTGCAAACGCGTCTCGAGAATTGCAATTTCTTCTGTTAACATAATTAAGCGATCAACTGCGCTGAGTTGTGATACTGAAACCATTCTGGTTTTTCCCTTCCTTTTTCCCATAACATTTTAAAGCGGTCTTGCTTTGTTTGATAAAAAGCACGATAAGACTTGACTGGATCATCGAACATACATTCAGGGTTTGACTTCATTGCTAGTTTAAATGGAGTCATTGGACCCTTTGGTATATTACGAGGAGGTGACTGTATTTGCCACAACAATTCGCGCTGAGTCTTATGAGTTTTATTTGGTTCTTTTTCTGTACTGAATCTATATGTATACTCGTCAGCAAGAGCTTTCATGTGCTCCCAATGCCAACGATAATTTGAGTCAGATTCCATAGACCATATAGTACAAGGATGACCGACATGCACAGCTTTGTAGTAACACAATTCTGCTTCTAAGTCATCAGCACCTTCGTATAGATCCCAGTACTTAACCATTGTCTTACCAGACTTAGATGGTTTTCTTGTTAGTTTACCATCGAGTACACGATGAACTGTTGAAAGCATTTGACCTGATTCAACAAGCATTTTAGGAACATGTTTGTCACACTGCATCTGAGCAGCCTCAACAGGATCCAATGATAAGATAAAAAGATTCACGAGATATACCTCCGCTCTCCAACTGAATACTAGTTATTATACCACAGAAACGGCTGTTTGTAAACCCCTAAAATGAAATAAAAATTAAAAGAGCTCCAATTTCTTGGAGCCCTTTCTAATCCTTTTCTACCTGTTATGTTACCTCAGCGATTCGTTGGTTTAAGAAAGCCTGCTTCTCTAAGATTTTTTTCATTCTACTGATCAATCCTTTCTTCTTCAATTTTTCTGCATATGTCTGAAGATCGTGTGAGTCTTTCTTGAGTCTTTCGAGCTGAGTAGTTGTCATACTAGATACTCTCCGGGGTTAGGTGTTAATCTTGCAATAGTCCAGGAAAGGCCTCCTCTATTACTGGTCTTGTAATACCTTTTAGCTTTTCCTTGTTAATCATAGATATAACGAGTCGTGCATCTTTTGGATCTATCGACTCAATCAAACCGATAAAAATCTTTTCTCGCTTGAAGGCTGGCATCTTTTGTCCGGCACCGCCTTTGATAAAATACCAAAAATCTTTATGTCTTTTCAGGAGATTTGACGGAGCGTTATGTCCATCGTTTGGAGTGTAAGGTGGTTCACCCGGTGGAAGGAGCCACGAAACAGTAGAATCGTATGTACCTCTTAAAATGTCTTTAAGAGCCCATGATTCGTTCTTTTTCAAAACCTGAATCTTATCAGCTTTTGCTTTTGCTTTTTGTGCTTCTTCAATTACTTCATATACGTATTTCATTATATCCTCAGTATATTATATGTCGATCACTTCAATCTTTTTTGTAAATGTTGGAAATATAAAGTCATCTTTATGGTGTTCTCTACGATTGCGTGTTTCGTCTTTGAATCCAACACCCATCATTAAGAGTGGTTCTTCATAGATTCCTAAAAGCTTTTTAACTTTTGGTTGATCGTAACACTGACAACATCCTGTTGAATATCCAAGCATAGTCGCAGTAAGATTTAAATAGCCAGACGCTATTCCAATACTTACCATCATTTCATCTTGAGCTTTTTTATTCCATTCATAGTTATTTGTAACAATATGGTGAACGTCGGAGAATTTATTGTCTTCATACTTTACCTGTACATCTTTGAGTACATCTGTATTTTGAACAAAAACAACGAGAAGGTTTGCTAGTACTTGCGAGTTTGTGCGATCCACCCATTCGCCGTTTTCTAAACTTCTGAATCCTTGAGTATAAGAATATATTTCTTCAATCGTGTCTCTATGAGTGATAAAATATGGTGTGTAATAAACAAGATTTTGTTTACTAGGACATTCTGTCACTGCACTTCGCATAACGTCGAGATCTTCTTCAGGTATCTCTCGTGTCAAATCCCAATTTCTTTGACAATGTTGACTTTTCTGAATCGATTTTTTGATCATGGTTTGAAACATATTATTCTCCAACTTTTTTGATATTTATATCTTCAAATGTCTTGAGTGTATCTTACACCCTATAAATTCATTATAGTATTCATCACTTAAGAGTACGTCATTTTCAAACTGGAGCTTCGCTTCAAAGTACGACATTTCTCCTTTTGTTTTACAGAGTCTGAGTATCTCTCTTTTGTAATTGGTTTGGCCTTTTGACTCAACAAGTTCTTGGACTTCTTTGCTCGAACCGTAGTATTCACGCCAGTCAGAATCAACTCGCGTTCGTACTCTTCGAGATCTCTTTGAATTTTTTGGTAATATCTTCGGCTTCCAGAAGTTCTTTTTACCGATATACTTCTTGCCTGTATCCAACTCTGTGATGAGATAGACGAATCCCTGATAATCTTCGGGTGTCTCATTGTATTCTTCATTTTCATATAACCACATATAGTTATATATACTAGCCACTCACGTATACTTGATCACTCTTTGGCCTGAACCACACCTTTTGGTGATAGAACTTAGCGAGAAGATTTTGTACTTCTTTTTGTCTATTTGGCTGTGTAATGTTATATGCTATAAGTGACATTTCAATTAACTGTAATTCTTCTACAGTAAGATGAAAGTTTTCATTTGGCTTTGGCATCGTAATAATATTCCTCAGTGTCGCCTAGGCGATATTTATTTCCAACTTCTACCTGATAGTAATCAGTTGATACCTTAAAATCAGGCATCATTGGATTCTCAGGTGTAAGAGAGTTATCATAGACTCTCATTCTATTATTAGGATATAAAGCATATTGACCGTTTTCAAGTTCGATCAAATTAAAAGACTTATGTTCTTCCGGAACTTCAGAAGTAGAATAGTCAACCTCATCAGATTGCGCATGGTAGTTGTCAAGAGTACAAATGTAAGTGCCGTACATATTCCCTTGGTCACGGGTTCTGATCTCGAAATCCATGGATCCAATAAATTGTTTATAGATCGATGTAATACCGTAATCCATACAATTCCAAAACTGCAAGTTAGGCAATGTCAAATCTGGTTCCGGCGTTTTTGGCTCAGAAACAAAAGCACTGATTGGTAACTTATCATATAGTGCACCGTAATGTGGCAGATAAGTTTCGAAATAAAATGCACGACCTGGTATTGACTTTGCAGTTACCCAATGTCCTTCAACAAATTCGCCATGGCCTTCTTGATGGTCCATGAGATATTCTTTACGAACATATACTTTTTGGTTAGGTAAATTTGTAATCAGAGTAGACATTAGTGCTTTGTATCCGTAGGCTTAAAATGAATGACGTTCGGTTGTGCAGAATCATGCTCGAACTTCTGCTTATAATCTCTTTCACGTACTTTCTGATTTACTAGTTCGCGAATTTCTTCATCAGACAGATCTTCTATTTCGTTGACCAACTCGTCGAGATTAAACTCTTTTTTCATCTCTTGAGCGTCTTCGACTTCTTTTATTGCATTTGCAAAATGTACTACAAGAGTTTTTGACGGAATTGTTTCGCCAATGATATGGCCGATATTAAGTACGCATAGCTCATCGAAGTTATCTTGAAAAGATACCCATGGTCTAAATTGATAAAAGCGTATATTGTCTTCAAAGTCGTCAGCTGATATGACTCTCAACGCTTTACGAATTACGAGACCGGCTTCTGTGTCTTCTACGACTTCGCAAATAATCTCGTCATTATTCGTAAGTTTGAATTGTTTTAGGTTCATATGGATACCTCTACGGTTTGATAATCAAATTGTTCTTTCTGATAGATTTTAAGCCGTTCCCAAGAATGCAACAGACTAAAGTTTTTCCTTTGACCCCAGCTTAAATCATCAGATATGTCATATAGTTGAGTTACACGACCATCGCTACTTTTCCTAAGCCCTCTACCGATAGACTGAAGTACTCGTATCTGAGACTTTGACGGAGAAGCAAAAATAATATTGTGCAATTCCTTAATATTTATCCCTGTTGAAAAGGTACCCAAAGAAGCAACTACTATTGCATCCTTTTGTTTTTCTACGATACCTCGTATTGCCTCACTGTCTGCAACGTCTGTGCCACCAGATACAAAAAAGACTTTTCGGTCTTCGTCTACTTTATCTCGTATCAAATTAAACAATGGCTTTCCGTGTTTCTCTACATAATTGAAAAGAACTAATGTGTTTCCTTTCATATCTATAGCTAAGTTTCGTATAAATTTATTCCGTTTTTCGTGGCTAACGATAAAGTCGATCTCTTCTTGGTAGGTCTGCTTACCGAAGTCACGCCGTATTGCTTCCCCATAATCAAGAACGAGTCGCCTGATTGATAGTTTTGCCAAAGTGTCGTTATCTTGTAACTGCTTTGTTGTTGTGACTCTGTAGGTCTTCCCGAATAAACCTTGTAAGACCAATTCGTGTGTTTGCGATCCATCTAATGTTCCTGTCGTACCAAACCTGTATTCGGCCTCTGTACACTTATTCATAATATTCATCAATGACTTAGACTTAAAGCCATGACATTCATCGCCAATAACACAGCCAAACTGCTCGAACC